GACAGCTGCGCAGATGATGGCAATACCGCTAATTAGCGCTACGTAAATCTCGGTCGGCATGCAGGCTCACAAACTGCTGCACTTTCAAGGGTACCTTGTCGCCCGTGTAGTACCTGATGTGCCAAGGCTCTGATTGCAGCTCCCAACAGAAGCCGTACCAGTCGGCGTTAGCAAGCATCCATTTGAGTCGATCACCGCTGGCATCACTGACATCAGCCGCCAAAGCGTAATTGTGCATACTTGAGCCGGGCGTAGCCATTGGGGCCATGCCGGGCTTTAGGTGATACTTCTGTCCTTTGTAGGTGCGTACTGACGTAGTTGGGATAGGTGCTGTGGTGTATCGGGCCATAAAGCCTCGCTCCTGCGTTTCAAGACTTCTGTACGTGTCTGCCACGCTTGTGGGCTTGAACGGCCTGATGCCATCTGCGTGTGCAGCTCTACGCATAGCCTCCCACGCTTGAGCTGCCAACGGATGTAGTTGCCCATAGGGCCGAATCGTTTTGAGCAGGTAGGCAGGCAATCGCCCTGGCTGTACGCCTCGAAGGTCAGCAGGTAGTACGACTGGCTTGACCGGGTATTTCACTTGCGTCCGTACCGCGTGTCTTTAGTGTTTGCCCAAGCGTAGATCATTGGCAGTACTGCTGCTATTCCGGCTTTTAGCGCGTTTTCTACGTTGTAGTTGCTTGTGATAAGCACGGCGACGCTTCCAGCGACGAAAGCTTTCAACCAATCTTCGAGCATTGACAGATACTTGTCCGACATCATTCATTAGTCCTCACTTGGCGTTGTCACAAACGTGTCAGATTCGGGATTATAAATGTCACCCATTCCTGCGTATTTGCCACGAAAACTGCCGTGGTACGAAGTTTGCAACCATTCACCAGTCAAACCAATGGACGCAATAAACGATTGACCGATTGGTTCTGATTCTGGAAAATCACCGCCGCCACAATCGTCATTCGATACGACAATGACGCGTTGCACGATGTTGTTGGACATTTCTGCAAAGTGAGCCATGGTTACACCTTGAATCTTACGAGGATAATTCCTGAGCCGCCTGCATACACGGTGCCACCAGTGCTTGTATTGCCACCGCCACCCCCGCCCGTATTGGCTGAGCCTGCGTTACCACGAGTTCCTCCTCCGCCCGAGCCTCCAGTCCCGCCTGATGTTCCTCCACCGCCACCGCCACCTGCGTAATAGGTAGTAGTAGCGGCTTCCCCACGAAACGCCGAAGCATCGTAACCAATGCCACCGTTACCACCTTGATTGGCAGAGATGTCTGCGTTCTGTCCGTTTGCTCCCGAACCACCACCACCACCGCCACCGCACTGGACGCCGCCACTGGTGTTTGCGTATCCGCCGTTTCCTCCTTGGAATCCGATTCCGCCAGCGGTGAACTCGAACGTCCCCGAGTATGATCCGGACATTCCGCCTCCGCCGCAGCCGCCAGACTGGGCAGATGCGGCACTTCCTGAAGCGTCTCCTCTAGCTCCACCGCCACGACCACCGCCAGAGCCAATCAAAGATTGAGACGTAGTTCCAATTCTTGACAAGTTGCCCATTTGTCCCTGCCAGAATGTTCCACCAGTCGGAAATCCTCCAGTGGCTGCGCCTCCTCCACCAATCGTCACCGTCTGATTTGTGCTGAAATAAGTCGTAGTTTCAAGAACGCCACCAGCCCCACCACCACCAGAATAGATTCCAGATAAGGCGATTCCTGCGGCACCACCACCACCAACAATCAAGACATCAAACAAACCAGCTTTTGTAATTGTCAAAGTGCCTGAACTGTTAAACGTCAACAGGGTGTAATTTTGACCGCTGACCGTAATGCTCGAACTTGTGCCGCCTGTAGCTACACCGTAGCTCGCACCGGCACCGCGAAAAAAGATAGCCGAAGCCGCGCTCGTGAAGTACAGCTGTCCACCCTCCCACTGAGCCAATGCCAAAGAGGCCGCTGTGTTGACCGTCGCAGTACCAGCAGTGATTGTGCATGTGCCTGCACCGATGTTGTGGATCCACACGCTGTCACCAGCACCAAACAAACTGTTATTGACAGTGATTGTGGTTGCTCCTGCCGCGTTCATTACGACGCGCTTACCGCCATCCGAAGCCAACAGCACGTAACTGGCAGTCTGGTTATTGACCGGGACGTTGAATGTCGAATTGAGTTGGTTTGCTGTGAGCACAGCACCCGAAACAAATGGGTATGGAGTCGTTGCCATGGTTACCTCATCCTAATACGTTCAAAGAGTCAAGTAGTCCGTACACGGCATCATCCAAAATGAGCTGATAGACGATTGTGGTTGGGCTGGTGTAAAACGTGATGGTATGCCCACGATTGAAGTCAATGACACCCTGAATGCCCTCAACTGCTAGTTCCTCGCCGAGCTGCGTGCCAAGGCCGGGAATGGTCTTTTCAATGCTGATGGTGTCACCGATGTCCACTGTGGTGATTGCGTCACGCTGCACGTTGGTCAGTGATCCGAACCATGTGGTGATGCTGGTGTAGCGCGGCTCTGGGTCAGGCTTGAGCAGATAGGCAGCGAGCGCGTCAACTTCGCCTTGCTGGTGCAGCAGGCTGTTAGTGATTGATACCGATTGCGTAAAATAGGTGGCGATGCTGCCAGCGTCAGAGTCTGTTGCATCCTTGCCATCGAGCGCCTTGACGTAGGCACGATTGACCACGTTGTCGGCATCAAACTCCACCGACAAATCTTGATAGTTCAGCCCGGTGCCATCATCGTTGAAGCTCACTACCGGGCTGCTGAGCGTCGTGCCGATTCGTGGCTGGAACGTCAACACGCCAGCACGATCAATAAACAGCCTGCCCTGCTCAGCCTGATTGATTTGGTTCAAGTAGGCCAGCGTGTTGGTGCCTGCCGTAACTGTATAAGCGCTGTCGTGCCCTAGGTTGACCGTTCCCGTGTCAATGGCTGTCGTACCCCCATAGGACACTTCTGGGAGCGCCAAAACGCTTGTAATGCGCTCTCCTGACGTTTCAGGGCTGACGTTATAAGTGTCCAGTTGGGTTTGAGCCAAAAGATAGAAGTCATCGGCACACAGCACCGTGACCGTGTTGGGGCCAGCCATGGCAAAGCCGTACTCGTATGAAGTGACATAGCCGACGAACAGATACTCGCTGTCACGTGATAGGCGTACTTTGCGTAGTGGCGCGAGTCCAGGCTGATTGTTGTCTGGGTCGTAATAGGGGCTGCTGGTGTCATACGGCCCGAGGATGCCTGTCTCGTCACGCATCACAAACTGCAACGTGCCAGCACCGAACTGGTAATCCGTTTTGCGGCGCCCTCGCGTGTAACTAACACCAGTCGTGAATTCGGTAATGTCGGCATACGTGGTCGTACCATCAAGCACGTCTAAGCCATTGAGCACCGATGAGTCCAAACGGAATGCATCAACTTGGAAGCCTGTGTCAAGCTCGAGCAGGTAGGTGCCTGATTGAACTACTGATGCAGCCACATCACACCGCGATCTGCAGCTCTAACGGCCCGGACACGCGCGTGTAATCGGTGAGCGCATCCACAATGGTTTGCCCAAGGCTGGCTTCTGCGACAGCTGCATTGACCGTGATGTTGTACACGTTTTGCTTCGGCGCGTATGCCGCATCCAACATGGCTGGTACTTCGTAATAGCGGCTCTTGGGGTCATAGACCGAAGGGTCAAACGGTTGAACGGTCATTTGACCGCCGCCGCCACCGCGACTGCCACCGCCACCGCCACCCGATGGTGCAGGCAGCGTGACCGGGGCAATGGCCGGGATGCTTGGTACTTGAATCATGCGTTCTACTCGATCAGGGCCAGCAGCCGTACCAGCAGCACCGCTAGCAGTGCCACCGCTACTGATGTTGAACCGTGGCAAGTTGATGTCACCAAGTTCCCCGATGTTGACACCAGGCAGCAAGTTCAAGCCTTTGATGACCAGATTTATCATGCTGACGTATGTGTTGGCGATGCTCTCAAAAATGCCGATAATGAAGTTGCCCATGGTGGCAAATGCGTTTTTGACGCTGCCAGTCTTAGCGACCAGCACACCAAAACCAGCTACCAACAGCGCCACAGCCGTCACGACCAGGCCGATTGGGTTAGCAGCCATGGCAAGGTTCAACGCCAACTGCGTCACGGTGATGACCTTCATAACTGCATTCAATGCCAGAATCGCGCCAGCAAGGGAGCCGACCACAGCCATGACCGCTAGCACTTTGTCAGTGTTGTTTTGTACGTATTGCGCAAAGCGTTGCAGTACCGGGAGCAGGCGCTCGAGGATGGGCAGGAATGCTGCACCAATAGATTCCTTAGTCTCGCCAATGGTAAGCGACAAGCGTTTCATTTGACCTTCGGCGCTGTTGGCAGCCACAGCTGCTGATCCGCCGACCGTACCAGCCACCGCAGCAAACACCTCGTCCAGCGACGCACCTTCTTTGATGAGTTCGCGTACCGAGGGCAGCAACGTGCCTAGCGCCTTAGTGTTGCCACCGTACGCCTTAGCGATGGCATCCGTAGCCGTGCCCAAATCAACGCCAGTGGCTGCAGCAACGTCGAGGGCCAGTGTCAGGCCATCCTGTGCCGAAGTCATCTCCCCGGTGACCTGCACGAGCGAGGCAAGGGCTGGGCGTAACTCATCGTCAGCCACAGCCGCCGACATCATCGTTTTTTCAATAAACGCCTCAGCAACCTTGATGTTGGCTTCCCCAGCCAGCGTGTTATTGGTAATGGCCTGGGCTAATAGGGCTTGTGCTTTTGCGTCCTCAATAGCAGCCTTAGTCGCGTCACCAATGACCACAGCCAGCCCACCAATAGCCGCAGTTGCTGGAAGGGCAGCCTTCTTGAGGGCGAACTGGGCTTTAGCGCCAGCGCCCTCAAGGTTCTTGAACTCAGCAACAGCCTTGCTAATGCCTTTGCCATCAAACTCGGAAATGATTGGGATTGTTACAGCCATTAGCGAGTCAGTCTATTCGTAGTGGCGTCATTGATTTTTTCTACGACTCGACCAAGGTTCTCGTTGACCTGATTGGCGTTGCGTTCGTATGAGGGCCACATCAAACGTGATGGTGCACCGTAAAGCGATGACAGCGCCGATGCCAAACGATTAGGTGCTTTACGGCCTGCCATGTCAAAGATTGTGCCTGCCGGGCTTTTCATTGTCACGCTAAAAACAGCCAGGCTGTTTCCACGCCTGCGATTACTAAAGCGCGCAATGATGGATTTGCTGACCGAGCTTTGCGCCCAAGGCATCAGCCTGCCACCCTTCCAGTTACGCGACATACCCGACAACGGCAAATTCACAACCTTGCTTCGAGCATCCTTGACAATCGGATCAACGATGGTTTTGAACTCTTTTTTGATTTCTTTGGCAAGCTCAGGTTCCATGCGCTGCAACTCGCGCAGCGTCTCTTTGACACCGACAACAGTTACAGATGTTTCAGCCACGTTGTTGTTGCTTTCTCGCCAGCAGTAACACGGTAGCCAAATCCTCAGAATCAAACTCGATGTCAGGTGGCCACCACCCGGTAGCCAACAGCAGTTCCGCTAACTGGCGGCGGACGCTGTTGCTTCCGTAGGGTTTGCGTGGGCAGTCTCCACTACCTCAAAATCCTCAACGGACACAAGCCAAGTGTCATAGTCGCGGCCTTCACGTTTATTGACGTTGAGCTGATGCCACGCCATAAACATGATGTCATCGATACCGATACCGGCTTGTAGATCGCTGGCGCGGCGCTTGAACTTGCGTTCCCACGCAGCGGCCGTTGCAATTGTCGTTGTGACTTGCTCTGTAACCAACTCTGCTGCTGGTGTCTTGAATGACACCTTGATGGTTAGTTTCACGCCGTCACGTCCTCAACCAGCACGCCGCCTGTGATGGTGATTTCCACTTCGGACAGTTCACCGACCGAGCCGTTGACGAGATCAAGTGACTCGAGGTATCCGCCAGTGATTTGGAACTCTGGGTTGGTCGTTGAAATGCCAGACGAAGTTGGCTTTACTGCGACGTACACGTTGGTGCCGACAAGTGAGGTGAGGTCAACGTACGTGCCGGGCGATGCCGAGTACTCCATGAGCAGCGTGGCGGTCACGGTCACGTTGGTGAGGCCACCAACGAACTGGCGGCCCGTGTTGCCGAACGAAGTGGAGTCAAGCGCTTCACGGGACTTGGTGATGACCACAGACTTGCACTGATCGGTCAGGTCTTTGACTGAGCCAACAGCAGCGCCGATGTTGAATGTTGGGGAAGCCAAGTAAGTGGTTGCGTTAGCCATGTAGCGAATCTCCTCTACGTCGAGGGTCGCTGCTTACCCGTAGGGCAGTCTAGTAGCCCTAGGGGCTTACTTTGGTGCGTATGGTCAGTTCGTAGGCAGGGTAGTCAGCGCCACCATACGACACGGTAGTTGGGCGTGCATCCGTCAAGCCGATTTGTGCAGCGCGAATCAAATCAATGTTGTCCAGCAGGCTGTCAAGCGTCCTGTTATCACCAGTGCCTAGGGCAGTCATTACGACGCGGAACTCCATGTCAGCAACCACGTTCGTTGCCATCATGATGGTCGGTGCCTCAACAAGTGCGCATGGTGGGTTCATGTTGCGTGGATCATCAAACACACGCAGCCCGGTAATCGTTTGCAGTTTGGTGACCAGTTGGTCGTAACCATCCTTGAACATGTTTGACATGTCAGGCCACCTGTGGCTTATTGACTCCGAGCAAACGCAGGATTTGACCGTAGTTGCCTGTGACCGGGCCACCTGTGGCTAGTGGGTCAAACGACGCAAACGCCTCCGTTGAGCCGCGTTCACGGTAAAGGATTGCCGCGTACTGAACGGTGCCGAGCTTTACCGCGCCATCGGGCACAGTGGTTGGTGAGTCAAAATAGCCTGACTCCTCGCGCTTACGGTACGCGAATTGGTTCGCTGCGCTTACTGCCATGTTGGCTACGTCAAGGTCAGCACTTGGGTTGGTAAACGTAAAGCCGAGGTAGTCCTCGACATCGCCCAGGACAATCCATGAGCATGTCACCGAGTAGGTGCATGTCCCGGTGGCAGCTGCTCGATCAGCATCCGCCGTGGTCAGCGCAAACAGCACCTGATTGGGGATGATGGTGTCAGTGTCGTACTGGTAATCGCCTTGCTGCGATACGCCGATGAAGTAGTACTCGGGCAACGCCAGAATCTTGTGCGTGCCATTCCACGTGGCATTGATGCCAGACAGCGTGATTGACTGCCCTACCTCAAAGCTGTGGTTTTCCAGCAACTGAACGACGGCAACATTACTAACTACCTGTTTATGGGTAAGTGAGTAAGTTGCCACCGTTCAGTGTCACCTGGAGGGAGTGAACTAAGCGATTTCAACGAACTTGCTGGCATCGAGCATCAAGGTCGCGAGGTATCCGCGGAACTTGATGATGCGTGACAGCGAGCCATCGGTGGCTTCGACTTGGATTGCACCCTTTTGCTGTTCGTA